CCGCTTCCCTCACCGAAAGCGAAGTGCAGGCCGTGTTGCAGTCGATGTACACCGTCACCGGCACGATGAGCAGCATGATGCTCGTCTGCGGTCCTGAGCTGAAGCGCGCCTTCACCAACTTCACCCGCTTCGCGGGTGGAACTGACGACAAGGCCGGTCTCTCGATCCGTACCTTCACCCAGTCCGCTGAGTCCAAGAAGATCGTGGCTTCCATCGATTCCTTCCACGGCGACTTCGGCGTGCTCGACATCGTTCCTTCGCTGTTTTTGGCCAAGGACCAAGCCTCGGCCGTTCAGTTGGCCCGCGGTTATGTCATGTCATCTGACATGATCGAACTACGTTATGGCCGTCGCCCGCGCTTCCAAGAGTTGGAAGACATGGGTGGAGGCAAGCGTGCGCTCGTCGATGCAATCGCCGCGCTCGTCTGCATGAACCCCAAGGGCTTGGCCAAGTTCGCCGCGACTTCCTAGTCGTAAACCAGAGAATATAATTCAATGAAAACATACGAACTCCCCGCCGAAACCAAAGCCGCCACCGGCTTCACGCACAAGTCTGTCGTCACGCACGAAGACCTCACCCTGACCACGGCTGACGCCGACCAGACCATCGCGCTCTTGAGCGTTGTGGCCGGCGATGTCGTCGAGAAGGCTGCCTACAAGCTCGTTACCGCGTTCAAGGACGTGAGCGACGCCGCCTTCAACGACACCAAGGTCCAAGTCGGCGACGGCACCGACACCGATGAATACATCGCGGCTACGCAGGTCAACGAGAACGGCACCGAAGTGCTGTTCGCCGCCAACGTCAACACCGTTCCCTTCGCCTACACGGCGGCCGACACGGTTGACCTCTTGGTTGAGAGCATGACCGCCAAGTCACTGAGCAACATTGATGCTGGAGAAATCCACATCTATCTCGCCGTGACGAAGCTGTCCGCGATCTAAGACTACGTCTTAACACTCTGTCGTCCGCTGCAAGGCGGACGGCAGCAGTTAGGATGGCTGAAACACTTTGGAGCGATCTTGTCGCCGACCTAGGCGATGAGATGCAGCACCTCGTCAAAGAGGAATTGCTGCGAGGCTGGCATGCGGACGCTGTTCTAGCGGCCACGCGCCAGCAACGCATTGCCCAGGCCAACGCCCGCCTTGAGAATTGCGCCATCGAAGGCATCGGCGTCCGCGAGATGAGCATCGACGCCGACAGCTACTGGGCGTGGCACGGCACAAATCCCGGCTGCTGGCAGGACAAAGGTTTCCGCGATTGGTTCAAGAAGAAGAACCCCGAGTCGGTTGTCAAGTATACCCCCCGCAACACCACCATCCTCGTCTCTTGAAACCCATCGACCGCGACAAGATCGTAGAAATCCTCGGCGAAGTGGAGCAGGCCGACAGCGACGCCAGCACCTACATCCAGAGGAAGTTGCGCAACTGGAACACCCGCTACTGCATCTGGCCGGGGCAAAACGAGGACGGCCGCAAGCGCAAGGGCAGCCTCGGCGCCCAGCCATTTCCTTGGGACGGTTCAAGCGACTGTAAGATTTTTCTCAGCGACAACATCGTCCGCGACCACGTTGCGATGTTGACCTCTGCGTTCTTCAAGTCCCGCGTGCAGGTCCAGCCAGTCGAGAGCATGGACATCGACAAGCGCACCGCCGCCGAGGCTGTGCTCAAGTGGCTCCTCTTCCAGCATTGTCTCTCTGACCTCCAGCGTGAGGTCCGCCTCGCCGCCGAGTTCCGCGAAACCTACGGATTGGCCGTCATGGCCATCGACTGGCAGACCACCACGCGCACCGAGGTTAAGACCTTCACCATCGATGACGCCATGGGCATGCTCGAGGCCGCCGCGCAGCAAGACCCTGAGCAGGCCGCCAACCTCCAGGCACTCATTGAGGTCGTCCTTGACCCCGAGCAAGAAGAACTCGCCGCCCAGCTCCTCGGTGAGATCGTGCCAGAACTCGGCAAGCCGGCCAAGGTGCGCGAGCTGCGCGAGAAGGGCATCGTTGAGTGGGACAGCCCTTACATTTTTGAGAACAAGCCGGTGTGGACCGCCTTGGAAGCCTTTGAGGACATTATCTTCCCGATCCAGAGCTTCAGCCTGCAGCGCGCCGCCTTCGTGGCCCGCCGGGAACTCCTCACCGAGGTCGAACTCCGCGAGCGCGGGATGATTGAGGGCTGGGACGAGGACTGGGTGGAGCGCACCAGCAAGCACAAGGGCGAGATGCGGCGTATCACTGCGAACCTCCACCGCACCGACCAGTACCTCTACGAACAGCTGCGCGACATGATTGAAGTCTGGCACGTCTACCGCAAGGAGATTGACGAGAAGACCGGCGCCGTCCGAGTGACCCGCAGCATCATGTCTTTCCATGTCCCGGACAAGGTCGCCGTGCATGAGATCATGCCATATGCGCACGGCTTATATCCTTTCGTTGAATTAGCCCGCGAGCGCACGACGCGCCCGCTCCTTGAGTCCCGCGGAATCCCAGAGATCTGCATGACCGCGCAGAACGAGATCAAGGTGCAGCGCGACTTCCGCGTGGACGCCGCCAGCCTCAGCGTCCTCCCGCCAGTGCGCGTGCCAGCCAACCGCGGCAAGTTTGACTTGGTCCTTGGCCCTGGTGTCCAGATCCCCGAGCGCCGCCAAGGTGAGGTCAGCTTCATGGAGCCGCCCCGGGTCAGCCAGGGCTCCATTGAAGTTGAGGCCGCCACCCGCCTGGACGTGGACAATTACTTCGGCCGCATGTCCCAAGGCGTGCCGCCCCAGCTCGCCATGCTGCACACCCAAGAGCTGATCGACACCTGGCTTCTCGACATGAAGCTCTGCGTTGTCCAGACAATGGCCCTCGCGCAGCAGTATATGTCACCCGAGGAAGTCGCCCGGGTGACCGGCAACCAGCTGCCATTTAACGCCAGCCCGCAGGACATACGCGGAAGATTTGATATCACTGCGGAATTCGATGCCCGCATGCTCGACGCCGAAGCCCTCGGCGCAAAGCTCGACTACCTCGCCAAGATCCTCGTCCCGATGGATTCATTCGGCGTCATCGACCGCGTTGGCCTCATAAAATACATGTTCCAGGCCATCGACCCGAACATGGCGAGCATGCTGGTGCAGGACATCGGAGCCGCCACGGCCGCCGAGCAGGAAGACGAGCAAAGCGCCTTCGCCAAGATCGCCGCCGGCACCGAGCCGCCACTGAAAGAAGGAGGCCAGAACGCGCAGGTCCGCTTGCAGACCCTTCAGACCATCATCCAGAGCAACCCAGCGGTTCAGCAGCGTTATCAGCAGGACGAAATCTTCCGCCGCATGATCGACGCCCGCGCCCAGGGTTTCCAATTCCAATTACAGCAGCAGCAAAACGCCGTGATCGGCCGCACCGGCGCCCAGCCCGCACTCCAGAAGATGGCGCAGGACCAACAACTAGGAGGCCCGCAAGCAGCGGCGGCTTAACCTATGGCATTTTCCCCCAACGTAGCCGTCCGCAATGTCGCCGGGCTCAACATCCCGCAACACGATTACATCGCGTTTACCTACCACGGCGCAACGAACAACGCCGCGACCGTGACCTACCGAGAGGGCGGCGCCTCGGGCACTGTAGTTGCCACCGTGACCTTCACCTACACCACGCAGCCGCCAACCGTGGACGGCACGCCACTGGCCACCGTAACCCGCAGCTAATGACCTACAACGCACTCACCGGAGGCTTTGCTCCTAGCGCACCCTCGGCCTCCGCGCCGCTGGCCCGCGAAGTAGGCACCTATGCTGACCTCCCGCTCGACGGATCGGCGCCTGTTGGCTCGGCTTGGCGTGTCTTGGCTGGCTCCGGCATCCCGCTTTACAGCCGCCACGCAGCCGGCGTCTACGTCCGGTCATCCGCTGGAAATGTCAGCCGCGACAGCGACTACACCTTCGCCGGCAAGGCCGCGCAGATCATCGTCATCAAGGAGGCCGCGTGAAAACCGCCACCGTCTCCAGCATCATCACCAACGCCGCCAGCCGCGCCGGCTTGGACGGCAGCAGCATCGACAACCTGCCGACCACCACCAAGACCATCATGGTGGATAACCTTTCGTCGCACCTCCGCGATGCCTGGGAGTTCTACGATTGGCCCGACCTCACGCGCACCGAAGAACGCACCACACAGACCGGGGCGGACGAAGACATTTACTTGGACTTAGCGCAAGCCGGCGAGACCGAGATCGGGGATGTGTTTGCCGTCTATCAGGACAACCCCCACACGCACGCCGCGCCGAGAGAAATCACCTTCAGCTTAGACTTGGACAAGATCCGGTTGCCCAGCGACTGCCCTGACACCGTCTATGTCCGCTTCCGGCTGCCCTCTACGGAGATTTCCACCGTCCTCGCCACAGCCCTAGCACAGACGGTCCCGCAGATCCTCGCTGACTACCTCAAATTCTCTTTGACCGGCGACCTCCTGACCGAAGACGGCCAGCTCGACAAAGCGCAGGTCATGTATGGCAGGGCCGAGCTGTCACTCGTCAAGGAGACCGAGAAATTCACCTTCCAGCAAAAGCAGGTCCGCAGGTGGACCGCGCAGACTTCACCTTACTAACCCTCAACTACAGACATTATGGGATTCCCTAACGTAAAAACCAAACCATCCACCGGCATCGTCATTGACCACAGCAGCGCCACAGCCACCACCACGGCGGCCGCCGGCACGCAGTCCGTCATGCCCGCCAACGACAGCCGGACATACCTGGTCTTCCAAAACATCTCCGACACGCTCATGCGCATCGACTTTGGGCAAACAGTAACCGACGACGAAGGCATCCAGGTGCAGCCGGGCGGCTCCGTGACTTTCAACGCAGCGTGGGTTCCTTCGCAAGAGGTTTTCGTTCGTTGCAGCTCAACGACCAAAAAGTTCGTAGCCAAAGAGGGAATCTAACATGAAGCGCCTGCTCTTTATCCTCCTGCTGGTCGCTGGCAATGCCTACGGCCAGATCAACAATCCGCCGACCTCGGTGAACATCGTGGACTCCACGGCTACGGGGCGTGCGGTTTTTACGGCGACCAATGCTGCGGCGGCGGCTACGGCTGTTGGCCTTGGTGCAAACAATGAGGTAAGTTTTTTAACACTCAATGCAAGAATGAATGCTGGCGAAAGCAATTCAATTGTCTTCAATTCCCCAATAGCCTTTGATGACGTAGCAGATGAAGACATTGTTGCAAAAACCCGCACCAACCTCGGCGGGACCACGGTGGGCAATGCGGTTTTTACGGCCACCAATGCGGCGTCGGCTGCCACCGCTATTGGCCTTGGCACAGCAAACACCGCCTCATTTGATGCGCTGGTGATTGGCGCAACATCTGGCGATCCGCTCAACGTGGACTTTTACCAAATGGAATCGCCCACATTTAACTTCCTCTTTAATTGGGAAGAGCGCCGACTGACACAAGGGGCCAACAACATTTTCACATGGAGCAGCACCAACGCCGCTTTCCCCGTTCCTGTTTCTTTCTCCACCAACGTCTCCATCGCAGGCTCCCTCTCAGTCGGCTCCTTCACCACCACTACACCGTCAACGTGGGCTCTGGACGCCACGCAAACCGCCGCAGCGACCAATGGACGGCTGACCCTCCCAAGCAACGGCAACGTCATCCGCCTGACCAATAACAACGCGATCAGCAGCGTGACCAACGGCGTCCTGGGCGCGTTTTATTACTTGGTCAACCAAGCGACCAATGCTGTGACCATCAGCAACGTGGGCGGGATCGTTATCGACGGCGCGCAAAACCTTACCCTTTCGCCAAACGAATCCGCCACCCTCGTAGCCACCGGGGCCACAAACGTCTCCGTAGCAAATCGCGGCGATCTGACCGATGTCGCCTTGGGCGGCACGGCGAATACTGCGCCTTCGCAGACGGCGAGCAGTGGGTCGAGTTTGATGACTCGGGATCTAACGGACACCCGCATGGTTGACTACATCATGCAGCAACCGGGCCGTTTTCGCAATTTGTCGCACGCTATACAGTCTTACACCAGCGGGACTGGGGCGGCAGTCCACGCGGGTCCGATTGTTGACGGCCGCGTAAATACCCGAATCGTCAACGGCTCAACCAACACTTTTGCAGGCATCCGCGTCAACCGACTAGGGCCGTGGAACGGGACCGAGGGAAATCTTTCTATTGAATGGGCAAGACCTATAAATGTCGTCGTTACTGGGGCTAAGTCCATAGCCACAAACAATGTAACGCGGGCATTTTTAGTTCTTGGTGGTGGGACTGCCGATTTTGACGTGCCAACCAACGGAAACTTTGTCGCGTTGAATTGGACAAACTCAACCAACGCGCAAGTCATTGTAGGCAGGGCGGGTGTGCTAACCACAAACGCAACGACAATTTCCACTTCTGCAACAAATGGCCAGTTTGGAGTTTGGATCGACCATTCTACCAATGGAACTGGCCAAATTTTCTACGCGGAGCGCTCGTTTGGATCGAATTTACAAAAGCCCGCATCACCAAGCGTTTCTTACACAAACGGACCAGCGGTCAATAGTGACCTTGGACAAACTTCTCTTAACTTTGGAATCATCGGTCTTTCGACCAACACTGGCGGCGGTTTTGAAATAATCGGCCTTAACAACGCTATAATGTTCGCTCCATGAAGCTCCTCCTCCAACAAAACAACCTAACCCGCTACGCCAACTCCGGCGCATACGCTACCACAACCAACGTGCCTCTTGACGGCGACCTCGCCACAACAGCGCAGACCCTTCTGGCATGGCTGCAAGCGCAACTCGTCGAAGGCGAAAGTGTCGGCCAAGTGTTTCTTGAGCCAGACGGCACACACTCTGACTACGAGACAAGCGTGGACGCCGAAGGCATCGAATCGCAAGTCGCCACCAGCACACGCGCCAAGCTCTCCGCAGCCGTCACCGCCCACGCAGCCGCAGGATCACGCTCCGTTGTATTCAGCAGCGAAGCCCTGCCCACCGAATTGCGTGACGGTCTGCTCGCAGCATGGGCAGCAATAGAAAGCATTTAAGCCATGACCATTTCGCCAAACAAATGGGAGTTGGATGTTCAAGGTTACTTGAATGTCTGCAACATCACCTCGGCCACACCTCGCCAGCAGATCCGCGACTTTGCCAAGGGGGTCAATGATCTGGGGTTGTGGAATAGCATGGTGTGTTGGCCGTTGCGGAGTTCGCAGAACTATGGAAGTGGGACCACGGCGTTTTCGCTGGGGGGGCTTGGGACTTTTAATGGGACGCTGACCAATGGGCCGACTTGGGGGGTTGATGGTGTGACGTTTGACGCCTCAACAAAGCACATCAACGTGCCGAGCGCCGCTGGCGTATATAACGGCCAAGGCGCAGGATGGTCGGTTGTAGCAGTCATTGATACCGACCGCACTGGCGGTGATATAACGCATACAACGCTTACCGCTTCAATTGGCGGCGGCACTGGCGGTCGCGTTAGCATCAACACTAAAAACGTGGGCAGCAACCAATTTGCTGCCGGTGGCCGCCGATTGGATGCAGACAGTTTTGTCAGCAGCACGGCTAATTCAACCAATCAGCGCACTTACCTTGAAAACCGGAGCGATTGGAATGCAGGGAGCGTGCAGTTGGTCGTAAACGGGACAGCACAAACTTCAGCGGCTTATTCCTCTGGCGCAGGCAACACCAGCGCGACCGACTCGCAAGCGGTCATGATGGGCAACAGTCCCACAACATTCGCCGCTTTTACAGGAACAATTTCGTTCGCGCTAATCTGCCAAACCCTGCCATCGCTGGATGACGCAGAACGATTTCGCGATCTCTACAAAACCACCCTCGGCACTGGCCTGGGACTCCCATGAGCTACGAAACCATCAGCCGCACCATCGCCGTAGCGCCCGAGGCCGTGGTGACGCTTTTCCCTGCGCTTCTCGCTCAATACGGCGAAGCACTACCAGACGGACCCCGCAGCATCGTGACCATCGGTGGTCATTGGGATGATTCCGACAAGACGCGCATCCGTGCGGCCTCGTTGAATGACGGCACGATCACGGGCCAACCGCTCACAGATGGCCGTGTAGCTTTTACATGCTTGTGGCAAGCCGACCTCGCCGCTGCGTTTGATGCTGGCGGGATTGAGGGCGTGGAGCAGTTGAGCGCGGAGCAACTGGCTGCGCTGACGCCGGAACCGGAGGGGATGCCGTGAGCTTCCTGCACGAACATCTTTCGACTGTTGAGCGAGGCGCGCTTGGCACACTGGCCACCGGGGGCAGCGTGGCGGTTTCGTTTTTGAGCCAGTTTGAGTTGTATCTGCGGATCGGCGGGCTGGTGCTTGGGTTGGCGATTGGCGTTGTGACTTTATTTTCGGTCTACCACGACCTGCGAAAGAAACAGAGGGAGAACAAATAATATGAAAAACTGGAAAACAACTACACTCGGCGCGCTAACCGCCATCATCGCAATCGCCACAGGAGCCAAAGAATTTCTCTCCACCGGCAGCCTCCCCGACATCGGCCTCATCGCCGCTTCGTTGGCCGCCGCCTGGGGCTTGATCGTGGCAAAAGACAACAATGCTCGCGGCTAAATTCCTTGCCGCTGCCTTGGTCTTCGCCGCCTACCTGCTACTCCCCGGCTGCGTGACGGTGGGCTACGATTTTCTAAAGCAACAAGCCACCGTGACCGTGACCCCAAGCACCAAGGGACTCGCTAAGTAACCAATGTGGAGCTGGCTACTGAGACTATTTGGCAAAAAGTCCGACGCTTCCCCAGCGCCGGCCTCGCCGAACTCTGCCTCCGTATCCAGTCCGAGCTTCACCGTCGAGCCGCCCAAGACCACCTACGACGAGCGCAGGGTCCACACGCCGAACAAGGGCAGCAACGCGATTCGGCCGGAGGCGGTAGTGCTACATCACAGCGACGGCAGCTACCGGGGAGGCTGCGAGTGGATCGCCAACCCGGCAGCTAAGGTGTCCTACCACGTTCTTATCGCCCGAGACGGCCGACGCACCGTGTTTGCCAACGACACCGAACGCGCTTGGCACGCCGGCCGTAGCAACTGGATGGGGCGCCCTGACCTTAATAGTTGGTCCCTCGGCGTGGCTTGGGAGGGCAACACCTACGACTACCCGCTGGGCGACGATGCCATGGCATCCGCCATCGAATACTTGGCCCCACGCCTGCGCAAGTGGGGCATCCCGATGAGCATGGTCGTCACCCATCAGCAGGTTTCCCCAACCCGCAAGACCGACATTTCCCCCAGTGATGCAGAACGATTCCGCAGCAAGCTAGAGGCAGCACTGAACTAATGGCTTTAGAATCACCAGTCCAGCGCGACGGCGACATGGGTTTCGTGGGCTTTGCCTCGCGGCTGAACCCGCTGACCTTGCCCGCCGGTATGCTGCAAGACAGCGTCAACATGCGCCTAGAGCGCGGCACGGCGCAGACCCGCAAGGGGGCCAAGCGGCTGGCCGATGCCATCTCGACGGCGGACGAACCGCTCACGCTTTCATTTGATCTCGCAGCCGACAAGGCAATCACCTCAATCACCTTCTCCACGACGACCGCCACCGTGACCACTACGGCCGCGCACGGCTACACCGGCACGCCTACAGTCAACATCCGTGGGGCGACCGGCGTGGATGCTGCGCTTTACAACGGCGACTTCGTGATCAGCTCGCCCAGCGGCACGACCTTTACTTACACCATGACCGGCACGCCGACAGCTAACGCCACCGGCACGCTGCTGGCCAACAAGGGGCCGCTGGTCAAGACGACTTACAGCGGCGGCATCTTCGGCGCCGGCGTCTTCGCCAGTCGCAACTATGAGAATGCCAACGAGTTCGTTGTCATGTGTGGACCCGATAGTGCTTACCTCTGGCGCAACACCCCGGCGGGCGACACGGTTGTCACGGTCGGCTACCCCAGCTCGCCGGATGAGATCATTGAGCCGACTGACACAGTCTCGGTGGTGCAAGCCTACGACCGGCTTTATGTGCTCCGCGAGGCGGCGCTGACCGGCACGTTTGCCGAAGTGGGGCGCGGAACCGATGTTAATGCGGGCGCGGCAACCATGACCATCGCCTCGCCGGCCGTGGTCACGAAAACTGCCCACAATTTGGAGAATGGCATGGCCGTGGTTTTCAGCACGACCGGCGCCTTGCCGACCGGCGTGACGGCGGGGACAGTGTATTACGTCATCAACAAGGCGACCGACACGTTGCAGATCAGCGCGACCAGCGGCGGGGCGGCCATCAACACCTCCGGCACCCAAAGTGGCACGCACACCCTCACGCCGGTCAGCGCAGTGGTCAACTCAACTACTGCCACCATCTTCAGCAAGAGCCACGGCTACATCGTGGGCAACCGCATCCGCCTGACCGCCGGATCGTCGGCCGCCCTGGACGGGCATGAGTTCGATGTCGCCACCAAGACCGACCACACATTTACTATTGAGGTTCCGAGCGGCACGGCCAGCGACCTCACTGCTGGCTTGCGCCTGCGCCGCGTCAAACCCCCAATCTACTGGACCGGCACCGGCAGCTTCGTCCGCGCTGCGGCTGGCGTGCCCGCTGAAGGGCCGACCTACAAGAAGATGCGCTCAGTCGCTTGGGCGAGCTACATCCAGAACCGGCTCATCATCCCTGACGGCCGTGACCAGGTCGCCATTTCCGACTACCTCGACGCGGATCTCTACGACCCGTTCTGGCAGAGCTTCCGCACCGGCGCCGGCGGCGGTGACTTTGTCGTTGCCGTGCATCCTTGGGTGGAAGGCAGCGCCCTAGTGTTCTGCCGCAAGAGCATCTGGCTGGCCACCTTGGCGCAATTCCCAAGCACCAATGGCAGCGACTTCGCCATCGACACGGCGGTTGCCAAGCTGGAACTCGTCACCGACGAGATCGGATGCAGCGCCCGCAACAGCATCGTCACCGCTGGGCGCTTTGTCTTCTTCCTTTCTGACGCCGGTGTCTACCGCTTGGACACCCAGCTTGACTTGAAATTGCGTGGCGACACCAAGCCGCTCAGTGATCCTGTCGCCGACCTGTTTGAGCGCATCGACCAGAGCAAGGCGCAGCGTGCCTTCGGCATCTGGCACAACAACCGCTACATCCTCGCCGTCCCGACGCTGGACTCGCGCGACGACACCAACGATCTGGTCGTCACTTGGTCGGCCCTCAATGACCAGTGGGAAAGCCGCGACATCTACGGCATCGGCGTGGACAACCTAATCGTCGGCACCTACAGCGATGTCCGCCGCATCTTCAATGTCCGCCGCACCGGCAAGCTCTACTTGCTTGACGAAAAAGACAACGGCACCGACGACGAGCCGAGCGGCAGCAATGTCGGCCAAGTGGTCGGCACGATCAAGACCCGCCGCTACAACATGGGAACGATGAGCAGCAAGCGATTCACCCGTAGCCTCGCCGATGTTGTCTTGCCGGATGACGGCAGTATCACGGTCAAAGCCAACCTCATCAACCCCGACGCCGAGATCACCTTGGTGCCGGGGCAAAGCAACGACACCGGAGTCGGCGAGGACTACACACTCAAACAGCCGATCCGCCGCAAGGCGCACGCCGCAGAGTTAATCTTTGAGACCACGTCTCGGCGCCCCGAAATCCGCAACGTCAGCATCGAGGCCGCCGGCCCATCCAACCCGCCGACTGAGACAAGGAACGCAGCTTAACAACTAAAGAACAAAATCATGGCAACAGTAACCGCATCTTACAACTGGGTCTCAGGCGAGACCGTCACCCCCGCCAAACTAAACACGACCGCCGCGCCGACTGTGGTGGTCGCTGACAACGAGGTCACGACCGCGAAGATTTTGGACGCCAACGTGACGGACGCAAAACTTGCCGCAACGCTGAACTTGAGCAGCAAGACGGTCACGCTTCCGGCCACAATCTCTCTTCCGGCGGGAGCGGTGATGTCTTTCGCCATGAACAGCGCCCCCGCTGGCTGGCTGGCAGCAGACGGCACCGCCGTAAGCCGCAGCACCTACGCCGCGCTCTTCGCCGCCATCAGCACGACCTATGGCGCGGGCGACGGCAGCACGACCTTTGCGCTGCCGGATCTACGCGGCTACTTCGTGCGCGGCAGCGGAACCAACGGCGACGGCACGGAGGCAGGGACGTTCGGCGCTAAACAGGCGGATGCCTTTAAGAGTCACACGCACGGCTATACCGACCAAATCGCTGTCAGCAATGGACAGTTTAATGTAGCTGGAGGAACCGGACAGGACGGAGCAAGTGACCTTGCGCGAACAACGGGTTCCACTGGCGGCACCGAAACCCGACCAAAGAACATCGCCATGCTCTATTGCATCAAGTTTTAGGCATGACCCCATGGCAAAAAGCAAAAGCATGGTGGGACAACCACAGCACGCAGGACTTCTGGGACGCAGTCGGCGAGCATTTGTCGGCGGGCTATGTGTGGAACAGCCCAAGCTGCTTCATGCTGGCCAAAGCCTGCCGGTGGAACGCAGAGGAGCAACAATTTGAAAGCGGCGAGCCGAACACTTGGTTCGTCACTCTGGCTGCTGGCTCTGCTGGCACAAGCTGCGTGCGGGAGTGCCTTCGCGTGGCGCCGCATGCGCACCCCTATGTGGCCTGGTGCCGCAGGGGGAGCTTTGAGCCGCGAGTATACTCAATGGAACAACTAATGAAGAAAGTAGGAGGACAATAATATGGGTGGATCACCTTCAATGCCAGCACCACAACCGCTGCCACCGGCACCGGCGCCGATTGATTACGATAAGATGGCCGCCGCGAGCATTCGCGTGGCTAAGGCCCAGAGCGAAGAGCAGGAGGCGATGATCAAAAGGTTATACCCTGAGTATACCAAACTGCAGTTCGACACCGCCGACCAACTCGCCGGCAAGCTAGACAACGAATACCTCGCCCGCACGCGCGGCGTGGTTGGCGAAGAGCTGACGGCGGCGAGCACACCGAATGCTATCGAGGCGAGGCTCATGCAGGATGCGGAGTCGGAGCTGGCCCTTGGCCGCTCGCTCTCCCCGGAGCAGATGCGGGACGCCACCCAGTCAGCTCGGGCGGCCTTTGCGGCGCGCGGGCTTGGCACCTCGATGGGTAGCAGCGCGGCTGAGATTCTTAACCGGGATGCCTACGGCACCGCGCGGCAGGACCAGCGGCGTGGGTTTGCCGCCGGCGTGAACCAGATGGACCTTGCTCGCAGACAGCGGCGGGTTGGATTGGCTGGGGCTTATGGCGACCTTGATCCGTTTCGGCAGGCTATTGGGCCGGCGTTTGGGCTGGGCTCGCAGACGCTTTCCACCACGACCGGACAGGTGAACAGCATCTTCGGTGGTTCGCTGCAACAGGCGGGCAACGTGGAATCCTTCAACACGAATATGGCCATGAACCGCTACAACTCGGTGCTCAACAACAACGCCGCGCTGCAAGGTGCGGGCATGCAGGCGGGCGCGTCCAGTCAGGCCGGCATGATGGGCATGATCGGCTCGGGCGTGGGCGCGGCCGTGGGCATTGGCGCTATCGCAATCTAATGGAGCTAATCAAAGAGACTTGTCGGCAGGTGGAGCGTTGGCTGGATGCCAGCGTGAATCCGGTTGTCCTTTGGTCGGGCGGCAAGGACAGCACGGCGATGCTGCACCTCATCCGCTACGAGGTCGGAGCCAAGCTGCCGGTCATCCAGTGGCGCGAGCCCCGGTTCCGCAGCCGCTACGCCTTCAGCGACCGGCTGGCCAATGCGTGGGACTTGGAGATGTATGACTACGCTCCGCTGGACTACATGCTGACGGACGGCTTTGACATCGAGACCGGCGCCCCGCGCTTTGACTTTGTGAAGCTCTACCAGTTTGGACAGAAAGCCTTGGCCCTCTGCCTCGGCACCGAAGAGCCCAAGCCCGAAGAGCTGGCCAGCGGTCGCTACCTCTGCGGTCTGGACGCCCTGCGCCGGCCGACCGGGACGTTTGAGTTTCCTTGGGACAGTGCGTTCCACGGCCAGAAGTCGGCCGACGTGGACTTGATCAAGGGCCAAGTGCCGCTCGCCCAAGACGCCTTGGTGCAGGCTGGCGTGCCGACACAGTTTTATCCGATGCGCCACTGGTCGGATGCTGACGTGTGGAACTACCTTGAGGCGGCCGGCGTGCCCAACGACGAGACCCGCTACGAGAAGGCGGACGGCGTGTGGCAGCACCGCAAGGACAAGTCGGCCAACTCGGACTACTTTCCGGTCTGCTGGAACTGCGTGAACCGCCACCTCGGCGACACGGTCTGGTGCCCAAAGAATCAATGCGAGACGAACAACATATCTCATCTGGCTCCCTATGTGGACCTGACGAGCGAGGCGCAGGGGTTCCGCCCGACGTGGGAGACTTCGACTGTCAACGGTGTGGGGCATGCTGCTCTCACAAGTGGTCCTGGCCTGTCCTGCGACGAGACCGAAGCGATGCTGTCGGCATCCCGCAATGGATGCTGCGCGACGACTACCCATTAATGAAGACAACCAACAGCAGATGCGTGGCGCTGACCGGCAAGGTCGGCTGCGAGGTGGGCTGCTCAATTTACAACAACCGACCGAATGCCTGCCGCGCGTTTGTGCCGGGATCAACGCTGTGCCTTGAGGCAAGAGCGGCGGCAGGAATTAAATAAAAGGAGAACAAAACTATGTTTGCATTTAACCCAGGTAATGAGGATGAGAGTGGGAGAATTTTAGGAGGCGCCGTGGTGGGCGCAGCCAACACTAGAGCCAACGCGCAGATGAAGCTGGCGGATGACATTGGGTCGTCGCTGGTGAGTTTGGCCGGAGCCTTTGGCGACGCCGGCGAGATGGCATCTCAAGGTGATTCAGCCTACGAAGCCCTCGGCGCCATCGGCGAGATGTATCCCGGCATGAAGAGCACCTACGGCGCCCTCGGCAAGATGGACTCACGGACTCGCCGCATGGCGTCCATGAGCATCCTCGATAACCTCGGTGCTGTTTCGCAGCTCGGGATTGCTGGGCTGAACAACCAGACGCGCACAGCGCAGCAGGGCTTGTCGGCGCGGATGCCTGACCTGCGGAATCAAGCTGCAGCGCAAGCTCAGGTTGCCGGCGGCCAGGGCCGCGTTATGGCGTACCCCTCAAAAGTCAATATGGACGTAGTTCCAACCAACTAATCAACATGCCCCCACGCAACAACCAACTGCCCCCGCCGGTCGAGCCGGACCTCCCAGCCTTAGAACCCGGCGAGGAGGCCGTGCCTCTGGACGCCATGGACGACATGAATGGCGTAAGCGGAATGGACTACGGAACGCCGGACGATGTCTACAACGATGTCGCTGCTGAGCCATTGCCGCAGACCGGCATGGGCTTTGACTTCAATGCGCTCAACGTGCAGACCCGCGAGGACTTTGATGCGCTGCCATTGGAGCAGCAAGAGCTGCTCAAGGCGATGAAGCGGGGCGTGCAGTTCACGCCGGAAGGTGCGGCGCAGTTTGTACTCAAGCAGCAGGAGTCGCGTATGCAGCAGCAGCAGAAGACGGCCATGATGCAGGCCGATCCGGTGCGGCAGGAGCAGACGCGCAAGCTGAAGACTGAGGCGGACATCGCTGAAGAAAACCGAGCGCGGTCGATACAGAAGACGCTTGATACGGCGTCCTACATGGATGACTTGCTGGAAAAGACCAAAACTCACCCCGGGCGGCAATACGCCACGGGCAAAAGCAGCATCCTGCCAAAGGTTCCCGGCACGGCGCCGGCGGACTTCCAGGTGCTGCTTGACCAGATCGGAGGGCAGCAGTTCTTGCAGGCGTTTGAAACACTCAAGGGCGGCGGGCAGATCACCGAGGTGGAGGGCCGCAAGGCAACCGACGCCATGGCTAGGATGAACCCCCGGCAGAGCGAGGAGTCCTTTTTGCAGGGCGTCAGCGAGTTTCAAAACATCGTGCGTTCTGCCAAGGAGCGCGCCAGCACCAAAATCAAACCCCAAGATTCCCCATCAACGCCGGCCGCCCAAAGCGCGGCCCCGCGTCAGCGCAAAACAGTAGCAGGAACAACCTACGAAAAAGGAGCTGACGCAAGATGGTACCAGGTACGATAGGACTGACTGACAAAGAGCTGGCCGCATTGGAAGCGCAGCAGGGACAGCCGGAGATCACCACCGGGCTGGTAGATCGCCTTGCCGCATCCCCCGCTCCGGCTCAGGGCTTTACTGACCGGGAGCTTGATGCGCTGCCAGTGCTGGCCTCCACGCCGTTTGCCCGCGAGCGTGGCATTGCCCTACCGCCCGAAGCTCCCGCGGAGCCGGAGCCGATGACGGACTACGAGCTGAACCAGCTCGAGGAGGAAAACTACCGCCGCGTGGACTACATCATGCCGCAGGAGGAGTTCCGGCAGTACTGGACACGGCGGACGGAGGAGAACAACGAGGTCGGCCGTTTTATTGAAGGCGTGGGACAAGGCGCCGCGGGCATGCTCGCCATGATCCCCGAGGCCGGACGCGAGATCCGCGACGGCATGGTCGGCATGGTGACCGATCCGGTCAACCAAGTGCAGCGCAACGTGCAGACCGGCGCAGAAACTATCCGCAAGGCCGGCATCAACATGGTGCAGCTCTTTGACTGGGTGGGCAACAAGGTCGATGACGCCACGACCTGGGCGAAGCGGCGCGGGCTGAAGCATCAAGCATTGGCCAAGCGTCTTGAGCAGGAAGGCAAGCTGACCGGCGATGAGCTGCAGGACGCCAACATCATTGCCGCAGCGGCCAGCGAGGCGGACGCCATGGAGCCAACGCCGGTGGAGGAGGAAGAGGACTTCGACAAGGCTTATGATCGCTACCAGCGCGAGAAGTCGCTGGAGCAGGAGTTCGCAGGAGTGACAGATTTTCAAGTGGGTGCCAGCAAGGTGACGGCGCCAGCGACCAGCAAAGAGGCTTACCAGATCACCGACGAGCAACCCGCGGAGACGCTGTCGATGATCGGCTCAATGGCCCTCGACCCGGTCAACTTGGTGCCTCTGGGTGCGGGCGCGCTGAGCAAGCTGCGTGTGCTACGGCGGACGGCGACCCTAGCCGGCGCTCCGCTCCGAGGCGTGCAGCGTGCGGCGGATGCCACGGCAGACCTCGCCGAGCGGATGGAGTTTGGTATCAGCAGCCGCGTGCAGGACATTACCGGACTGACGGCCAAGCAGCAGGCGGCACTAGGCGCCGGTGCGGCCGGTGCGGCGGTCTATGCGGACGCAGCGGGCGGCGGGGGCAATGTGACCGCCGCGGTGACGGCCCTGGGCAGCGTGCTGCCGGGGCTGCGCTACGGCGGTGCGATCATCCGCAGGACCGGCGCGGCGGCGGGCGGTGCGGCGACCATCATCCGCGAGGCAGGTGTGGGCGGCATCGGCACGGCCCGGGCGGAAGCAGCGGCTGACTTGGCGCGCATGACGGCAATCCCTGAGCGCTACCGCAAATACTTTACAGGCTACGTTGACGGCACCGATAGCACACTCAAGCGGGTGGCGCAGGACGCTGGCAACCCCGAGGCACTGCGCCGTGTGGCTCGCTTTGCCGACCGCGCTGGCGTGACCACAGCGGCGCGCCTAGCTGATGACGTGACCAGCGGGGCAGTGGCGGCCGGGATCACCGGAGCCCCCTTTGCGGCCCTGCAGCCGGATGCCGAGCGCGCCGGTGAGGTCTTCGGCGGCATCATGGCCCTCGGCGGTGTCGGAGGACTGGTCGGCGGTGCCATAGGTCGCCGGAGCACGGCACCGGACGCAGACGTGGCTCGGATGATGGCCGATGTCTATGCGGTGGGCGGCAATGTGGATGCCCTCTCGGCGCTGCCGCATGCCTCACTGGACCGCATGGCGGCCATGCAGGGCGTGCTGGCAGGCAAGGTGGACTTTGTTCCTCTCAAGGCGGACGAATACCGGATGAACAAGGATGTCTCGGCGACCGGCGGCGAGTTGGCCGCGGGACTGTTCCTCGAGAAGGACGCCAACGGACGCGCCAGGGTCTTCATCAATCTCGACGCACGCAAGTCAGCCGGCGGTGTCGGGGCCATCGTGCCGCATGAGATTGGCCACGCCATCCTGACCAGCAACATTTTGGACGGTCAGCCGCGCAACGATCTGCGCAACTTGGTCAACCAGCAGTATGGGGCGGACGGCGTGCAGGCCCGCGGCCGCGAGTATGTCGGCCGCTTGGTCGATGGAGACATTCAAAACGGAACAACCGGGGAGCTGCCCCAAGTGCTCACTGAGCAGGAGTTCCGCGACCTTGAGAGCGGCAACAAGTCGCCGTCAGACATTGCCAAGGGCCGCAAGCTGGAGCCGAGCGAGCGCGAAAGGCTGATCAACGAACGCTACGAGGAACTGTCGCAGCGCAGCATTGAGCGCGGCGAGGACGCCCTGGACTGGGCGCGCGACGAGGTGATCGCCGAGACGTTTGCCAGCGAGGCTCCGGCCATTGACTTCCGCGGCATCCGCCGTGACGGGGCGTTTCCACGCTTGGCCGAGTCAATGCTGGCCGCCGGCGGGCGCGTGCTGGAGGTGATGGGTGTGCGGCTGGACGGCGGCACCGGCAAGATGCTGGACAATCCGTCTGTCCTCTTCCGCGACAACCCGCTCTTCCAAGACCGCATCATGCAGAAGCGTGTGAAGGAATATGTGCGCGCCTACGATCAGTACTTGGTCGGCCTCGAGGAGGCCGGCAGCGCAACACCCCGGGGCGTGGAGCTGGCGCGGAGCAGCCGCCCACAGGACATGGCTCGCAGCACACACGTCAAGCTGCGGGACGAGGGCCGCGGTGTCCTCGAGAATGACTTCCTGTTCCAAAAAGCGGACGGCACCTATGCCTACAAGCCGCAGCCGATCATCAATGCCGCCGAGGCCAACCGCGCAGCGCAGATCAAGACGCTGTACGATGCCAAGAAGTTTGTGCCGGTTAACTCAACCGAATTCGGCAAGCGCAAGGTCAACGGACGCGAGGTGATAGGCGGGCCGGTGCTGCCGCCGCAGTTTGACCTCTTCACGCAGTTCCCGCAGCACGTCCGCCAGTTTGCCCGGGGCATGGAAGCCAGCCGCGCCGAGGGCGGAAGCTGGGACATCGACTACAACGCCATTGGCACCGGATCAAGTGGACGCTACCGCATCACCAACATGGGCAACGTGCGCGCTATCCAGCGCGAGACCGTGCCGCTCGGCTGGCAGGTATCCAAGGCCAACCATTTGCTGGCCGTGGCTATTGACCTCAACGCCTTCCGCGCGGCGACCATGAAGGCAATCAACAGGGGCGAACTCGGCATTTTCAACAACGACATGAAGCAGGTCGAGGCTGACCTAAAAATTCGGCTGGCCAATCACCGCGAAGGCCGTCCCGGCGAGGCGACCATTGGTCAAGCCAAGCGAGACATCCTCAACGGACTTATTGGCACCGGCACGGCCGTCCAGCGCGCGGCCAATCCCCTTTACGCAGAGTTGAACCCCAAGGGCAGCCTGCGCACTTGGCGCGTGGACCGGCTCAACGATGCTAAGTCTACCGGACGCACCGGCTACTTCTTCGATTACGACAAGGAGAACAACAACCGCATGCCCCAGCAGATCCCGCGGGGGGCTCAGGGGATGCCGGATGTGGGCTATGGCGAGCGCGCAGACATCCCGCTTAACGAGCGAGCCAGGCGCGCCGCGTTTGTCGGCGCAGACGGCCGTGTGGTCAGCACCAACAAGCGTACGCACTTTGAGACCAACGAGGATCTTGGGCCGGACTTCTTAGCCATCGGCGCCGGCAGCATTAGCGAGGACGGCTTCTTCCGCTTTGGCTCAGACACCATGGACAATCCCATGGGAGAGACGCCGAGCGAATCGCGGGCCGCAGCGGCGCGCCATAACCGCGAGGTGTACGATAGCGGGCGCCGGCCGTCTGAGCTGTTGGAAGATCCCCCGGGGCTTGAGCGTGGCGGGGCGCGGCGTGGGCAGGCGATGCCGGATGCGGAGGCTCGTTCAGGCGCCGTCGAGACCCTTGACCAGCTCAGGCGCTCGCAATTCATTCCAACAAAAGTTGCTGCGGAGGTTGTCGGGGGATTTCCTGAGTATCTTCGCCCAGTCGCGCAATTCATCACCGACCAGCGGCAAAAACTTGCCAACGGTCAGATGACCCGGCGCGACGTGATGAAGGCTTATGCCATGACCATCGCCTCGCAGGGTTCTGGCGCCCGGGCCGTTGAGGTCATTGCCAACAACGTGGCCAAGGATGGCGTCCGGTTCCGCCCATCGAAAGACTTTACAACGGCGGACAAAAAGGGCCGCGCAGCCATCCGTCCTGAGGAGGCCGCGGCGTATTGGCTTGGCACCGACGCCGGGCAGAAGGCTCTAGACAACTTTGAGGCCGGCCGCTTTAGCCCAGACGACTGGAAGGAGCTTGTCGCCATTCGCAAAGCATACGGGGATGACCGCTTCAACAACCTCGGTGCGTTCAACCCTGACAACATCCGCACAATGGACAAGGTGCTGGCCGACTTAAACGCCAGCCGCGCGGACACCGGCAAGGTGATGGACGCCGTTCAGCAGCTCCGCGGCATCAAGACGGGCAAGAAGGGATTTATCGCGCACCTGCTTGGAATCGGCGACGTGCCGACCATTGATGCGGTCGAAATCAACTTCTGGCTGACCGGCAAAGCCGACATCGGCAAGCTCAACACGCGCAAGGCAACGCTGGCGCGCAGCGTCAAGGAGTCAATAAGCGACCGGCGCGTTAGCCAAGAGATGTTCCGGCGCATTGACCAACGAATCAACGCCTTGCGGGACGAGGTTCCGGGCGGGGCAAGCATTAGCCAAGAGGTCTGGTCGCACGTCATGCACCACTGGCTCTGGGACAAGTCGAAAGGCATTGAGACAACGCATGAGGGCATGTACCGGGCGCAAGCGCAGTTTATGCCCGATGTGGCGGTTAACGACGAAGGCGGGGCGGTGTGGCGAACACTGCAGGACGCTCCTGTTATCACACTGAAAGATCTCAAGGGCCGCAAGGTATTCGCGGCGTTTGCAGACCTGACAAGCGCCGGCAAGATTTACCGCGGCATTGACTCAAGCGAGATTGCCGTCCCGGTTGAGACGCACGGCGGACCTGAGTGGCCATTGCTGCAGGCTGAGAAAGTCGGCGAGGAAACAAACGTGTGGTCAAACCAGGGTGCTGGTGTGTCGGCCATCAAGGCGCGCCGCGCCAACGAGGGGGCCATTATGCTCGTCGCCGCAATGGATAAAAACGCGCACGTCAGCAACACCGAGACGGCAACCGCGGTGATTGCAACAAATGCAGCGTATGCTCGCGACGGACGCATCACGCCGGAAAATTTGGCCACTCTCGACAACTCCATCCGCAGGGAAATTGAAGATTTTCCCGGCATTGAATCGCCGAGCATCATGGAATACGTCAACAAGCTGCCGTTTCAGGGCGCCAAGAGTCGCGCACGCATTGCTGAAATCCTTGAGTCAAAAAAATCGCAGGATCTTGGCGCGCCTAACGTGCAGCGCATTTTAGATGAGGTGCGCTCCGACCAATACGACGGGCTGCGCATCGGTGATGCTGTGCTGGCTATCGAGCTGACGCCCGGGGCTACCGCGGTAAAGCTCGGTGAGCAGGGCACGCTTAAACATCCTTCGTATCAGTACGGTTTGCGGGGCCGGGTAATTGGACGGTTTGCGCGCCCCATCAACATCAACTCAATTTTCGACGACTTCTACGCGCAGCGTCGCGCTGATGGCAAGCCAGAGCTTGGAGACCGACGCGCCTTTGACCTAGCCAAGCCAGTGCAAGAGATCACTGACGCCATCGCGTCGCGCATTCCCGGCACGCCATACAGGTCGTTCCGCTCGCCGCGGCATGCGCAGCTGATCAATATCGCCAAGAACGACAGCTGGAAGTCGTCCGAGCAAACCGTAAAAGCTGGCGGCGTATCACCGGCGGCATTTATCGACGCACTCAACGCATCGCCGGCGAAGCTGGCCCTTGATCGCTACACGCTAAAAAGCCTGCAGGAAAAACTTGAGGCCGGCGACATGTCCATTTACCAGCTCGCTGACGCTCAGGTGTTCTTCGGCATTAAGCAGGGCGACCCCGCTTCTGCCTACGGTCAAGACCCCGCGGCCTTTGGCTTCGGCCCTAACGAGAAGACGCTTTCGCTAGTGCTTAACAACGAGCGCAAGACGGGCGGAATGGCGGACGCAGTGGTTATTAAAGCGCTGCAGCTAGGCGTCACGGCGCTCGATTGCTTTGCGGTAAAGTCGGAGAAATATCCGAAGGGCATGCTGCCAAAACTTTATGCGTCATACGGATTTGAGCCTACTGGGAACATCCCGTTTGACCCGTCCTTTTACAGCAAGTTGGAACTTGCAGACCTAAAGAAATACTGGAAATCTATTGGGTGGGATGAAGGCACTGGCCTGCCAGAAATCACCCTAATGAAATGGAGAGGAAACGATGAACTTAGAACAAAAAGCCTACGAGAAATTATTGAGCAAGGTGGACAAGGTGTTCGGGGAAACCCTGGACAAGTTGTCGCCGACACAAGAAGCCGTCGTAAATCGGCTGCTGGATCTGTCGGTCGAGGAAAGCGGCGGACCGGACAAGGTGACGCTGGCGCAGGTGCAGGGAGTCAAGGAGATGCTGGAGGAGGAGTTCGGCTTAGCCGCGGCTTCCTAGACGCCAACACTGAGCTGCTTTCTCTTTCGCCCGCGGAATTGCGCAACCTCGGAATAAAATAGCTCATCCGGCACGCCCGGAAGGAGACTAAGGGTCAGCCACGGCTGGCCCTTTCTTTTTGCCAGACTCCGCGCCAGAGTGGCAATCCTACACAGTAAGTCGGGGCATTTTCAGTCCTCTGCTCTGCCAACTGAGCTACCTAGCCGAATCCCTCTTTTCTCTGTAGAACAGAGCAAATCTTGTGATTTAGTGCTATCTGATTGCACTTGGTTTGACCCATTTTCTGTCAGACTCTGCGCCAACTTTTGCCAGACGCCTTGGCAGGGTTTGACCGCCGTGCTATTAGTCACGGTATGGATACGCACAAAATTCAAGCGGCTGGGCTGACCGGAAAGCTCTATCAGGTCAACGACTCGCCGCGGTGGCAGCTGGAATTCCGACACCCGCACACCCGGCGCCGGCTGCGGATCTCGACCGGCCTGCGCGACCTGGTCATGGCCAAGGAGAAGGCCAAGGGCATCTTGGTCGATGCCGGCCGCGAGGGTCTGGCGGCGCTGCAGGCGCACCAGCAGCGGGCGACATGTAAGTCGATTGGTGAGGCGATTGACCATTATTTGAGGGTGAGCAAGATTGCTAGTCGGCACAGCAATGTCAACCGCCTACTGCGTCTGCTCCGCGGCACGCTGGGCGGAACTAATGAGCAGGTGCGGGCCAAGCCGCTGAGTGTGCTAACCCCGGCCTTGGTGGCCAAGTATCTAGCCGACTGGAAGGGCAGCATCTACACGCTGAGGGGCGTGCTGGTGTCGGCCCGCGCCGTGTTCTGCCACGCACTGGACTGGGAGGGCTTTCCGCTGCCGGAGTCCTTGGAGAAGTTTGCCAAGACAACCAAAGGGATGCGCGCCCCCTCGCCCACCTTTGAGCGGATTGCTCCGGCCATACTTGATGGCATGGACCGGGCGAGCAAGCAGCGGGCACCGGCCATCCGGCGGGCGTTCCTCTTGACGCGGTATCTCGGCATGACGCCGAAGGAGTGCTCGCTCTGCCGCAAGGCGTGGATCGAGGAGCGCAACGGGAAGTTCGTCATGGTGGTCATCGAGCGTGACGGCGTGACGCTCAAGACCGGCAGCAAGCGCGGCCGCGCCATGTCCATCCCCGAGTGGATGGCCGCGGAGCTGCTCGCCGCGGAGGACTTTATGGTGGACGGCAAGACCCCGGGGCGCCGGAAGTTCTTCATGGAGCGGATCTTTAATGCCTTCGTCCGGGAGTTCCTGCCGGATAGGCGCACGGCCGCCTACGAGCTGCGGCGGCAGGCGGGCTCGGATATCTTGAACGCGACCGGCAAGATCAGCGTGGCGCAGCACATGCTCGGCCACAGCTCCCCGACCACCACCTCGACCTGGTACGCCGTCTATGACCGCGAGGTCGACATCGCAGGCGTCTGGTCTACTGAATCGCCAGCGGCGCCCGCTCCTAGACCGGCGGGTTGAGCTGCCGGATTGAGGGTCATTTGAACGTGAGCAGGCCAAGCCATTCGGCGATGGCGGCAAGGATGGCCATCGCGCCAACCGTTGCCAGCACAACGTAAATGAGAGCTTTGCGGCTGTGATAGCTGCCGATTTCTTGTCCGCAAATCGGACAGGTTTCCGGTTGTTTTTGTTTCGGTGCATTCATTGTGTGACGATAAGATCCGCCTTCTTCGCCGGCTGCGGCGGCGCCCAGGGCAGCGTGAAGACCGTCCTCGAGGGTATCCGCTGACCGGGCCACCAGATCTTGGTAGACTTCAGCCCTCCGGTGACCGGCACGGCGTCGATCATGGTGAGCAGCGGCCCTTTGAACCCGCCGTCGCTGTCTGCGGGGATCATCACAACGCACGGCGTGATGCCGACCCACTCTTCGTTGACCATCACCATGCATCCGGTGGGAATGCTGTGGACAGCCATGGCTCGAGCTTTGGGTGCGGTGGGCACAAAGGGCTTGGGCTCCGGCGTTGTTGCACAGCCGGCCAGCACCACCACCGCCAGAGGAGCGGCGTATCTGACGATGGTGGCGATGGAGCGCATATTAGGACGCGGCCTCGGGTGGCAGAACATAAAAATTGCGCTGTGACAGGTACGATTGATAAACGGCGCCGCCGACCGACTTCGCCTTGCGCTCGGCCTGGGTCCGGTTGGCGTAAGTCAAGGGCCAGTCGTGGCGCGCGGCAAGGACTTCCACGCCGGTTCTGGGTAGCTTAAAGGTTAGGTGTTTCATGTGGTGTGTGGGTGCCCGGGGATTGGACCCGGGCGTTGTTTTGGTTAGCTATCAAGCCACTCCTCAAAAGTTTTGAGTGGCGCGCCGCCGCGGGTGATGTCTCCTCCGTTGCCGTCGTTTGCGTCTTGGCGGTAGCACCGGTAGCGGTCCTCAAGCGTGCCGTTGTAGCGCGTGATGGTGATCTGCGGCTGAAAGGTGCCGTCTCGGTTGATTCCTGTGTTCATGTTAAGCTCCTAGTTCCTTGGCTAGTTGTTGGTTGTATTTGCTGCACGCCTCGGACGCCTCGCGCAGTGTTTTGTGGCGACCGAGGATCTCGGTGCCGCCGATGCCGCGGACAATGACGTAGTCATCTCCGGTGTAGTGGAAGACCGCGATGCTGCTGCGGACTTTGCTGCGATGTGTGGTGTATTTCATGTGGTGTGGTGGTTAAGCTGCGACTCGGTCGATGTAAGACTTGGCCGCCGATAGCGTTGAAACAATTTCGATAGCCGTTGACGTTTCCGGTGACTCTCCGGCTGCGTACACGTTGTATTGGCTGCCGCGGATTTCCGGGTCGCACAGGTAGTCATTGCTGACTTTGGTGATCAGGTGATTGCGGTAGATGCGGATCGGCGCGCCGGACTTCGACTTGCCGATGATTTTTGCTGTGTGGTTTTTCATGTGGTGTGTAGATGCTGTTGGCATCTGCACGCACTTTAGTGCATCTGTGTGCATCTGCAAGCATTATTTGCACACTAATGCAAAATAGTTACTTCTCTCTGTAAACCAGCGACTTACTGGAGCAGTTTTTCGACCTTGGCGGCCACAGTGCCGACGTTGCGCAGGATCATGGACCGGAATTGCTCGGTCATTGGTCCCCCGAAGGCGTCTTCGAGGTCCATGTAGAATTCCAAGGCAACTCCGGTGTACTTCGCCGAGGTCAGGTGCGCGGCCGGCGCGCGACGCTGCAACCGAGCGTGTGCCTGGTCGCTAATGTTGGCGAAGACGGCTTTCCGCGAACTGACAAGCCGCTTCGGTTTTTTTGTGTTCATGCAAACAGGCTCCAACGCTTGCCGACAATTGTCAACTAGGGTCATTTGCCCATGCCCGAAAAATAGTGCTTGCGTCTGTTGGCAGTTGTTGGCATTGTGAGTGAAATCAATGCAAGCCCACCTCGCGCTGATAGTCCCCTGCCCTGCGCATTGTCGTGCCCTGTGTGCCTACAGATGCCTACACTCTCTATGACAAACACACCACAACTGCTCACCATTCGGGACGCGGCTTCGGCCCTCCAGGTGAACTATGCCACGGCCCGCAAATGGGTCTTAGACGGCCGGCTGCCGTCCATTGCCTTGGGGCAACGGACGCGCCGGATACCTGCTGTTCAACTCGCCAAGTTCATCACGGCGAACACCACGGGAGGCAACTAAATGAGCGCGCTCGAAGCACTCTCCTACCTCACCGATGCGACCTTCGTGTCGCTCGTTGTCCTGCTCGTTGTCGGCTTCGTTGCCTTTAATGCCATTAACAAGATTGGAGGCCGACGATGATCGACCTGCGCGTGGACCAACCGTACGCACCGGAGGCTTTGTGCGAGTGCGGCGACGCCGAATGCCTGGGCGATGCCAAGTGGCTTGCCGAGGCGACCGCGGACATCGCCATACAGCTGGCCGAGCAGGCTCCGGGCCTTAACTCGCCGCTGCTGCGGCTGGCTAAGGAGCGAAACGCAGCACGGGAGCTGGTCAAGAAGCTGCTCTACACGGCGCACCTCGGCGACGACTCGCAGGATAAGTTCGATGCGTTGTCCGAGGCGCACAAGGCCGTCTTCCAGTGGAAGGGCGGTGCCAAGTGAAGCATTACCCAGGTGCGTGGGCGCCGTTTTTCGGCAGCAACGTCTACTGGCAGCGCGACCAGCTTCGCGAATTGTCCGACGACCTCATCGATCATTGTGGCGAGCTGCTGACCGAGATCGAGGAGGCCCGGCCATGAGCTACGAACTCGGAGACCCGGACGACCGGTGCTGCGACGAGCAGCGCGAAGCTGACATCTGGAACGCCGCTGAGGATGCGTGCGGCCGGCTTGGCATTCCTTTTGACCCGGTGCTTGAGGGCTTGGTCGAAGAGGAGGCCGAGCTGATGGAGGCAACCACATGACCGCACGGACCACCGACAACACATCCTTCTGGCGCCTCGTGCAGCAATATCTGCGCGCCGGCACCAAGGACAACAACGGCGCCAACCCACTGGTGCCATCCGAGGCGATGCTGGCCATCTGCCAGCGCATTTCCAACAAGACCAAACCATGAGCACCAATACCAAGAACCAGACCAACCGCATCCTGCGATACCTTCGCACCGGCCGCGGCATCACCCCGCTGTCCGCCTTCACCCGCTTCAAGTGCATGCGCCTCGCTGCGCGCATCGAGGAGATGCGTGACGCCGGCATCCGCGTGCGTAGCCGGATGATGAACCGCAACGGCAAGAGGTTTGCTTGCTACCGGCTGGCCTGATGAGCCGGGTCGTCAACCGCGAGATGGAGACCTGGGTCTGCAATGACTGCGGTCACATCGTCCTCAAGACGCGCAAGCATTGCCATCAGTGCGGAGGCGACGAGCCCAACTACGATTACCTAATTGAGTCAAAGACTAGCTCCATCACTGGCATGGCGCGCAACCCCTACAGGCATCATACCGATGACAGCTAGCAAGCTCTGCGCATGGCAGATCGAGGACGACATCTGGCATGTCCAGAGCCGCGACCCTTGGCTGTCTGGCGTGCTGCTGGATATGGGCATGACGAAGATCGCGCGGGCGATCAAGGGGCCGCATTTGAATATCTTTGAGACTGACCAGGGGATTGAGCCGGTGAGGCCGCTGTTGAGGCGGCACAGAGGGAGGATTTTACGATGAAGGACTGCGCGCACGTTCCAGAGCTTGGCGGCCAGCAGTTGCCTGCAGCGGCCAAGGTGCGGCCGACTATTGAGGAGCTGCGGGAGTATTTGGATTACGAGCCGGAGACTGGGGTTTTGCGGTGGAAGAAGCCATTAGGGCAACGAGCGCGGGTCGGACAAATTGCCGGCAGCCTTTCTGCTACTGGCTATTTATACATTCAATTAAAGGGCACACAAATGGCGGTGCACCGAGTTGCCTTTGCCTTGCATCACGACCGCTGGCCGCACCCTGTTTGCGATCACATTGACGGCAACAAGCTAAACAACCGCGCCAGCAATCTGCGCGAATGCTCTGCTCTCAACAATCAGCACAATCGACGCGTTTCACGCAACAACTCAAGCGGCGTAAAGGGCGTTTACAAGATGGGCGATAGATGGCGCGCGAATGTGAAATATAACAGAAGAACTCACAGCAGGGTTTTTCTCCTGTTAGAAGACGCCGCGGCCTACGCCAAGCAACTTCGCGAGCAACTCCACGGCGAGTTCGCCAGACACGAATAATATGGCAAGACCCAAAACAAGATCAAAGCCCAAGGCCGGCGGACACCGCGTCAAGATCATCAAGGATGTCGAGGGCAAGGAACTGGTCAGCGTCCAAGGCCACACCGGCGAAGATGTGCCCCCGGGCAAGGCGTTGGCCATCATGGAGGCGCATGTCGCTGGCATGCCCGCCACGCGCATTGCTCGAGCCTATAATACGTCCTATCACACGGTGATCGCGCTGATCCGCAACCGGCCGGAGATGCTCGACAAGGCGCGCGTCACGGCTGCCAACAATTGGAAGACTTTAGCAGCGGTCGGCACGGCTGAACTCCTTGACCGTGTGCCGGATATGAAAGATCACGGATTGGTTATCATGTCGGCTGTGGCAAGCGAGAAGGCCGAGCTGCTGTCCGGTGGAGCGACCCAGCGTGTCGAGCACGTCATGGCGCCCGCGGCTGACGAGTGGCTGACGTTCGTGGCTGGGCTTAAGAGGCGTGAGGATTCGGTGGATATACCGTTTCAACCGGTCAGCGGTCCCGAGGCCGGCGCTCAAAAGGCTGCCGAACTGCCCGCACCTGGCACCAAACCTGACGACTCCAAAAACTGGACCCTTGAGGATGAGTGACTTACGCTATAACTCAATACAATGTAGAACATGTATAATGGCACAGTCATCTATCACATTCTACTGTAGGACAGGGGTGGCGGGGGTCGGCCATTCTCAATTTGTTCAATACCCCCCACCGATTCGGCCTCCCAGAATTTTTCACAAAAAGCCATGCTAACCATCGCCGAAGACTCGCCCGAATACCTGTTTGACGTCAAGGGGGTTACAGTTCCGGTAATTCTGCCGGAACACGATCCCATGGGCAACGATGGCTCCTACGAAGAGCTGTGCATGCTGACAGCCGCTAGGGAGCAGGGCTACGTCACATGGGTTCCCATTGGTCACAGTCAAAAGGCTGATGCCATTATCTGGCGCCCACCCTATCGGCCAATAACCGTGCAGGTTAAGCGCGCAGCGTTTCGCCAAGGCGGATGGAGGGTCCACGTTGCTGCGAGCCGCGGCGGGAGCCAATTGGCCAAGGCCAAACACGATGGGCGCGAGTTGGATAAATACCAGCGATACAAGATCGGCGACTTTGATGTGCTTGCGGCCTTTGTCCCACCGGCCAAAGCGTTTCGATTTTACCTACTTAGGGACGTGGCCGATCAAGGCACCGTGAGCTTCCGCGACCTCTCAACCCTCAACAACTGGCACGTCATCGAGGACGCGCTGAAGCACAACTTATGATCAACGAACTAATCAAAAAAGCCACCGACACCTTCAGAGGGCAACCCGAAGCCACCCCTGGGCCACCGCCTGCAGCCGCCCAAGAAACCGCCCCCAAGCCCACCGGCGCCCCCTTTGCTGTTGGCGAGGAGGTCACCGCGGCCGTCTCAGTGAAGTCCTGCCCCCACCCTAAGATGCTCTTCATCCTGCCCCCCGGTTTCGATGGCCCCGCCGTCACTTACGTCCAGACCAAGGAAGACTGGAGGACCAACGACCGGATCAAGGTCCGCTTTGCCAGAGTCCGCCCGGACGGCACCCTTGAGTTCGACGGCCCCAAGGGCGCCCACCGGAACAAATTTGGGAGGCGCGGCTGATGTCTGTCGCTGCCACCAACTTTGTCTGGTACGTCAGCACCGTCGAGGGCTCCGACCGGCTTGTCCTGCTGGCCTTGGCCGACTTCGCCGACGAGGACGGCAACTGCTTCGGCTCCTGGGGCAAGCTCTGCCAGAAGACCCGCCTGTGCCGCGCCACGGTCGCCAACAGCCTCAAGCGACTCCGCGATGCTGGCCACCTAGTCATGGTCGAAAAAGGCCACCGCAAGCTGGCCGGCGACGGCGCCGAGGCTTCGATCTGGAAAATCCCCGGCGTTTCCGAGATGGGTCTAAAACTTAGACCGGTCCAAGATTTAGACCCAAGTGGTCTAAATGCTGGACCCAAGTGGTCTAAACGCTGGACCCAAGTGGTCCAAGATTTAGACCCCAACATAAAGAAACATAAAGAACAGGAAGAACGTAGCGCTGACGCGCCAGCTCCGGCAACTGCGTTGCCTTCGCCACCTTCTTCTTCCCCTGTAGCAGTTCCGCGTCCGAAGCCAGCCAAGTTCGATCCCGCCAACCTTCCCCTGCCCCACAGCGCCGGCCTCGCCAACGCCTGGGCAGAATTCGCGCAACACCGACGAGAGATCAAAGCCCCGCTCACCCCAACAGCCGCCCAGCGCATCGTTGCCGATCTGGCCGCCGTGAACGAAGTTGCCGCCGTCGAAGCCCTCCGCAAATCCGTCAAGCACGGCTGGCGCGGCGTGTTCCTCGACGCCCCCAAGGAGACCGCAAAAGTCCTCCACATCCCCCGCACCGGACCCGTGCAGCCCTCGGAGGCTGAGAAGCGCATGATGGCGCTCGAAGCCCTGCAGGAAGAGCGCATGAGAGGAGTCGCATGACCCAGGCAATCTTCGCCATCTGCGAGGGGCTCAACGCGCCCGTCTCCGAAGCAGCCGCCCGGAAGCTCTCCGACTGCCGCCGCGGCGACCTCACCGAGGCTCTCTTCATCGCCGGCTGCATCGTCTACGACTGGGAAATCTTCAAAGCCTTCGGCCACGACCACACGGCCGACTGGGTTTTGGTCCGCGGCAACTTGCGACTGACCGTGCAAGTCAAGACAGCCTGCTTAGAGCGCGGCGAATACTGCATCCCAACCAAGCGCGGCCGTGGACCCACGCAGCGACCCTACGCCGCGGGCGACTTCGACATCCTCGCCGCCTACCTCCCCGACCGGAACCAATTCGTCTTCTGGTCTTTCGAGGACATCCGCGGCCGGCAGAAGGTTCGCTACAGCCCTGCCCGCCACCGCCAGCCGGGCAACTGGAACCTTCTAGACGAGGTCGCAGAATCCCTAACCGCAAATCAAAAACCCTTTATAGCCTGGGACAGCCAATGTCCTACCCCCCACTGTACTTTTGTTCACATATGAAAACCAAAACACCCACCAAGAAAAAGCCCCCCGCAGTCACCCGCGAGAACGGCCGTCCCACTATCAACGCCAAACTCGTTGACAAGCTGCTCGCGGACATCAGTTCCAGCGTTATGGCTCTTCAACTTGCCTTGAAAGAGACCCGCAGCAAGGAGCCCCGGCCATGATGCTCATGAACGGCAAGACGCAGACCATCGAAGCCGGCACGCCGGGCTGCCCCGACATTGGCCACCTCGACATCCACGCCGCCTGCGACCGCTGGCTGGCCAGCCGCGGGCTGCCCACCGGCTCCCCGTTCCTTGACCAAGCCACGGTCGCAGGCTCCGACACCGCGGAGGCCGCCACATGACCACCATGATCCCTGACCTTGTCGTCGGCTCCGTCAACTTCGCCCCCTCACCCGGGGCGGACGCTGACGCCGCCGACCTGCGCGCCGAGAACCGCGAGCTGCTGCGAAGCAACCTCCGGCTAGTCCGCGTGCTCCGCAGGTGCGTCAAGCCGTCCACCGCCATTGCCAACGAGGCCAGCGAGGCGATTGAGGAAGCACTGGAAACCCGCCGGTAAGCCTCGGCTTTTTTTCCTAAGCACCCCAAAAAAGACTTGCCTTCAATGCCTACATTCGCCAACATATGCAAACACACCGCGGCACACCACACGCAGTCCTCCTAGTGCCATGGAATTTACCGACGACAACCCCGAACGCATCACCACACCAGAGTTATGGATTTCTCCCTACGCCTACGAAAGTTTTCTCATGGTCGACGCAGCGTGCGACCGCTGGCTCAAGCGTCGAGCCGCACTACGGAGGCTCGCAAGTGAACGCACTGCTCACGACATACCTGCTGCTCCTTCTGCTGGCAATGATTGTCATAGCTATCCTCGAGAATAACGACGGAGGCGCCGCCTAATGAAAAAGCAAATTGTTCCCAACGCGCCGGAGGTCGAAGCTGCCGTGCTCGGTGCCCTCATGTCTGAGCCCGGGATGATCGACGAGATCGCCGGTCTCAACGCTGACCTTTTTTTCACGCCCGCCAACGCGCAGGTCTTCGGCGTCATCCGCGACATCCGCGGAGCCGGCGGTGTCCCAAACATCGTTGCCGTGACCCAAGTCCTCGCCAGCCATGACCGCCTTGAGTTTGTCGGCGGCGCCGGAGCAGTGACCGACATGGTTGCCCACACCGCCGGCGGCCCTGCCGCAGTCGAGTACCACGTCCAGACTCTCCGCGACCTCCACGCCCGCCGCGCCATCTTGAACGCCGCTGGCCGCCTGCAGTCCGCCGCATCGGATATGTCGCAACCCGCCGACAGCGTGCTTCAAGACGCCGGCGAGTCCGTCTTGTCGCTTTCCCTCGGGCAATCCACTGACAGCATGCGCCCCGCGTCTGCCATCGTGCCCGGCCTGCTGGAGGAGCTTGAGAAGTTGATGGTGCCCGGGGCCAAACTCGGCGTGGAAACCGGCTTTAAGTCCTTCGACTACCTCACAGGCGGCCTGCGCCCCGGGCAGCTGACCATCGTGGCTGGCCGTCCCGCCATGGGCAAATCCGCCTGGATGCTCAACGCCTGCGAAAACATGTCCCGCCGCGGCGTCCCGACTTTGTATTTCTCGCTGGAGATGCCCGCCAACGAGCTGGCCAGTCGCGTTGTCCTCGGCCGCGCGGAGACCAACATTGAGGTCGTTCGCAATGGCTTCCTCGACCACGCCAGCAAGCTCCGCATCGTGCAGGCCGCCGACCAGTTCGCCACGGAACCCCTCTACGTTGACGATCGCGGCGGCCTGACGATGCTCGACATCCGCGGCCGCGCACGTCTTGCCGTCCGCCGCTGGGGCGTGAAGGTCATCTTTGTTGATTATCTGCAGCTGGTCAGCCACGCCGGAGCCCAGTCCCGCGAGAACGAAGTTGGCTTTGTCTCCCGCGGACTTAAAGCCATGGCCATGGAGCTAGGAGTGCCGGTCGTTGCCGCCGCCCAGGTAAACCGCAACGCAGAAAAGGCCGTTGACAACCGCCCAAAGATGTCCGACCTCCGCGAGAGTGGCAGCATTGAGCAGGATGCTGATTTGGTCTGTCTACTGCACAGGCCTGCGTACTACGCCGCCGACCAAGAAACTGAGCCCGATCCGCAGGATGCAGAGTTGATCATTGCGAAACATAGGGCCGGTGCCACTGGCAAGGTCAACTTGGTCTGGCGCCCGCGGCTGACCCGCTTTGAGAACGCCGCGCTTGGCAACCGCACCACAGACACCGCCGACACCGTCTACGCACCATCGCGTCAAATGCAGGAGGTCTTTTACAAATGAACTCCCGCGCGAAAGGAGCCCGCGGAGAACGCATGTGGCGCGATGAATTGCGCTCCGCATTCGGTGATTCCGGCATTCGCCGCGGCCAGCAGTTCAGCGGCCTCGGCGACTCGCCCGATGTCGTCTGCCCTTGCCTTCCAGACATTCACTGGGAGGTAAAATTTTGCCAAGTGACCAAGGTGAAAGACTGGCTCGCCCAGGCTATCCGCGATGCCAAGGACAAGCTCTTCCCGGTCGTTGCCCACAAGCGCACCGGCGAGGACTGGCTGGTCACCCTGCGCGCTAACGATTTCCTCACCATCCTCCGCGGCTCTGATTTTCTAGTACCAACACAAACACAACCACAACCACAAACCAAATAATACCATGGCAACAAAAACCCTAACCACACCCGCGGGCATCGCTCGCTATCCCAGCCTCAATCGCGCCGACACCAAGTTCGACGAGATTGGCGTCTACAAAGTGAACCTTGAAATGTCCTCCGAGGACGCCGAGCCGTTCATCAAGCAAGTCGAAGCCATCTTCGCCGAGTTCCTTGACGACAAGAAGCGCGAGTTGAAGAAGGACAAGCTCAAGCTGCACGCCGCACCTTGGGAAGACAACGACGGCCTTACCCAGCTCAAGCTCAAAGTCAAAGCCATGGGCAAGAACAAGGAAGGCGAAACCTTCAGCCGCCAGCCGAAGCTCTTTGGCTCGGACGGCCAGCCCATCACCGACAACATCGGCGGCGGGTCCAAGCTCAAAGTCGCTGTCGTTCCTTATTGCTGGTACACCGCATCCCTTGGCGCCGGCATCACGCTGCAGCCGAAAGCCGTGCAAGTCCTTGACCTCGTTACCTGGGGCGACGGCGGCAGCGCGCAAGCCTACGGCTTTGACGTGAGCGAGTCCGCAGCCCCTGCGGCCAAGACCGGCACCGACGACCAAGAGATCAGCTGGTAACCAGCATGCCTGCCAAAACACCACGCAAGGCAACTACGCGCAGGGCCAAGGCGGTCAAACCCGCCGAGCCCGACCGCTTCACCGAGGACGGACGCAAGATCGTACGCCTTGAAAAGACCCGGGCTCACCAGAAGTACCCGCTTAAAGACGGCACCGACGTTCCCGGTGCCAGCACTATCGCCAAGATCGGTGAGGACACCAGCGGTCTTATCCACTGGGCATGGAAGCTTGGAACTGAAGGGCAGGACTACCGGAAGGTCCGTGATAAGGCGGCCGATATTGGGACGGTCGCGCACTTCATGATCGAATGTTTTCTGCACAATCATGAGCCCGACCTCTCGGAGTTCTCCCCAGCAGACGTTGAGAAGGCGACCATTGCCTACAACAACTTCCGCACTTGGTGGGATGAGGAGGGCTTTGAGGTCATCGAGCCTGAGGTCCAGCTGGTCAGCGAAGAATACCTCTTCGGAGGAACCATCGATGCTCCCGCGCGCGACCGTGACGGCAAGGTTGTGCTCCTCGACTGGAAGACATCCAAAGCCATCGTGCCGGCGCACAAGATCCAATTGGCTGGCTACGAGCAGCTGTGGAACGAAAACCGGCCGACCATGAAAGTCCAGCGCCGCGGCATCGTGCGCATCGGCAAGGAGTCGCCAGACGACTTTGAGGTTTCCTGGATCTTCTCCGCAGAGCCGCTGTGGGAAAACTTCAAGGCTCGCCTGTTCCTGCACTACGCGAATCTGCGCCTCAAGAAAGCAGCCTAATGCGCACCGCACAAACCATCCTCACCGCCGCGGCCACCGCCGTGTGCGGCGAGCGTAATGACAGCTACGGTGCGCCTAGCGATGACTTCGGCACGCAGGCCGCGATGATCTCAGCCTACCTCACTCGCAGCAACGGCTACCCCGTAGTCGTCACCGCAAGCGACATCGCCGCGCTGATGATCTGCGTGAAGCTCGGCCGGCAGTCCCACGCAGCCAAGGCCGACAACTGGCTTGACATCGCTGGCTACGCAGCATGCGGGGCCGAATGCGACGAGGCTGGCGCCCAGCAATAAAATGAAACGCCCCGCCCGCCGCTTCACCGTGCGCGAACAGACTTTCGGCCTCGCCGTTGAGTTCTTCGCCGGCACCCCTCAGAGCACGGCGCTGCGGCGGTGCGTGGCGATTCTCCAGCTTGACCCCAACGACCCCGACAACGCCCCCGACGAGGGCGATGCCGCCTGGGCTATGTGCTACAACTCGCACGCCGTCGTTTGGATCGAGGACGCAGACGACATCGGCTCGCTGGTTCACGAACTCTACCACGTCACGGCCCACGTCTTGCGCCACATCGTCAGCAACGACGAAGAAACCGGCGCCTACATCCAGTCTTACCTCTTCCGCGAAGCGTGGCTTCGCCTCAACAAGAAACCAAAACCAACAGCATGAAAAAAGGACTATACGCCAACATAAATGCCAAGCAGGCCCGCATCGCCGCCGGAAGCGGTGAACGCATGCGCAAACCCGGATCTGCCGGCGCGCCAACCGCCAAGGCATTCAAGCAATCCGCGAAGACCGCCAAGACGCGCCGATAGCATGGCCGGAAAAGGCGACACCCTGCGTGCGGTGAATGGCACCCTCTTTCGCCGCAACTGGGACGGAATTTTTATGAAGAAACCCAAACAGTATCCCGACTGGATATGCAACCAGTGCGGCCGGCTGCACGGCAAGCGCCCCGAGGGCAACTCCGTGGCCACCTACCACATCGGAAGGTGCGGCGCCTGTGGCACTGGGGGCATTGAGGTTACTGAGCCGCGGGACTTCGGCCATCTGCGGGAAGGATGGGACAAATGACCAGCGCCGTCCTCATTGCCCTCGTCGGCTTCATGTATTTCACCGTGGCCATCGACCAGGCGTTCATCCACCACAACTTCTGGAACGGCCTCATATGGCTCGGCTATGCCCTAGCCCAAATCGGCCTTTGGCACGTCACTGTGCAACCCTGACTTTATATGGAAAAATACAAAACTATGACGCCCGAGATTGAGGCCATTGATAACGAGATCATGCGCCTCAAGGGCTTGCGCGCCAATATGGTCGCCAAGTCGGCCAAGAAAAAGGCCGATGCTCTGTGCGCCGAGATGGCCGCCAAGAAAGCACGCCGATGAATTTAACTGACGGCATCAAACGCTCTGCAGCGGCCTGTTATGTGGTGTGGCGGCCGAGAGCAAGTGGTGTGAGCGAGCGGAGGGGCCTGCAGCCAACCTCCGCGCCGTCACTTTTGGGATGATCCATGAATTTCAACGCATCGTGCCGGTAGAAACACCGGTCGGCTACGGCAGCCTGCTCTACGTTGAGTCCGGCGGGCCGTTGTCGAATGACATCTTCGCCGTAGTTCTCGAGGACGGCGGCAAGATCCGGCACTTCCGGTCGGACCAGGTCACAGTTTTAGAAAACCCGACGATGGACATCGTTGGGAAGCAACTTTAGGACGCCGAGCCGACTTAACAACGGCCTGTAGGGGGCCGGCACGGCGCAGTGCACCGGCTCAGCGTCCTAACTATTTTGGAAAACGCACACGCACAACGCTTCACGCCTACCCCGCACCCGGTCATGCAGGTCGATTACGACATTCTGCAGGAACTCGGTGCGGATGAGGGCTGGCAATACCTCAAAAAGCGCGAGGAGCTGATCGCCCGCGAGGCATCGGACCCCTTTCGGCATGGCTTTATCCCTCCGGTGTGGCGCCGCGCGTCCGAGCTGCTGGAAAAACACCGCGAATTGCTCGTCATGGGCGGAAACAGGTCCGGCAAAACCGAGTGGGCGGCCAAGGAGGTCATCAAAACGATGTACAGCAAGCCCGGCGCGGTCGTCTGGTGCTTTCAAACCACGGCGCCCAACTCAATCGAATTGCAGCAGCCCCGCATTTGGAAATACATGCCGCCAGAGTGGAGGAATGCCAGAAAGGGACAGGTCACAAACATCACTTACTCGGTCAAAGGCGGCTTCACTGAAGCAAAGTTCGTTGCGCCTAACCAGGCGGTCTGCATCTTCCGTAATTACGCCCAAGATCCCTCCACAATTGAAGGCGGCGAGATTGATGCCTGCTGGTGCGATGAATTAGTTCCGCTCGATGTCCTTGAAACCCTTCGCTTCCGCTTAGTTGACCGCAACGGCAAGCTCGCCGTGACTTTTACGCCGGTCCAGGGCTGGTCGCCCACCGTTGCCGACTACCTTAACGGCGCCAAAAACGTGCAGGAGGTTGACGCCGAGCTGCTGCCGCGCAAGGACGCCGAGGGCAAGGTTGTTGGCTACGAGCAGGTGCCCATTGAGCAGATCAATCCGAAGGGCCGCCCGGTCCTCTACTTCCACACGCAGAGCAACCCCTGGGCCGGATGGTCCCGCATGAAGCGCGAGCTGCAGTCCGAGACCCGCGAGAAAATCCTCACGCGCGCTTACGGCGTGCCGACCAAAGCCATCGCCGGCCGCTTCCCGCTCTTCAATCCCAAGGTCCACGTCATTCGCCATTCTGAAATACCGAACGGCACTAAGTATCATTGGGTTGATCCGGCCAGCGGCAAAAACTGGTTCATGCTCTGGACCGTATTCGACAACGCTGGCCGCACCATCGTCTACCGCGAATGGCCCAGTCAGACCGAATACATTGAAGGCGTTGGCTACGCCGGCGAATGGGCGCTCCCAGACGGCAAGCGCATGGACGGCCGCCCTGGGCCCGCCATGCAGGACTTCGGCTTCGGCTTGCAGCGTTACAAAGATGAGATCCTGCGCGTCGAGGCCGGCGAGACCATCTTTGAGCGCTGGATGGACAGCCGGTATGGGCATTCCAAGACCCTTGGTAAGGAAGCGCCGACGACCCTCATCGATGAAATGGCGTCCCTTGACATGTTCTTCACAGCCACCCCCGGCGACAGCATTGACGAGGGCGTTGGCATGATCAATGACGCCTTGTCATACAATCCAGAACTGCCAGTAGACGCCCGCAACCAGCCGCGCCTGTACATTAGCGAAAACTGCAAGAACACGATCTACGCTTTGCAGACCTACACCGGAGCAGACGGCAAAAAGGCTCCGACCAAAGATCCCATCGACGTGCTGCGCTACATCTGCCTCAGCGACGCCATGTTCATCGACGGCGGCAGCATGAAGTCCCGCGGAGGCGGCAGCTACTAGTATGACCACGCTCTTCCGCGGCCAAGCCCCGCCACCGGACGACTGGAAGGTCGCCCCCGGCGGCCATCCTTTGTGCCAAGTCTGCGAGCAACCGCTCACGCCTAAATGGCTGCGCGACCCGCAACTCGGGCCGTGCTGCCTTGAGTGCGCACCGTTTGTGGTCAACGCCGACAAGCTGCTCCGCAGCATACGAATCGCACGATAGTTCAAGCCACACTTTAACTACTAACCAAAAACTATGCACCTAACCATTAGTACACGCCCCAAACATGTCGTCATGGACATGTACACAAAACCCGAAGATTTCGACATGTCCGGCGCCCTAGCCTTCAGCCGCGACCAAGCCCCCGCCGGCGTCCTCGCCATCATGCTCACCCTGCAGGACCGAATCGCCGACGCCGTCCTCTTGGTGTCCAACATGGCCACGGCGAAAGACCCCGGCTTCCTCGCCCATGCGGCCGGCCAATTGAACGCCCTGCAGGAGCTGTGGGACGACCTCGAGACCAAGCGCGCCGAGGCAGCGAAGCTGTCTTAAAGCGTCAACAAAGAGGCGCAAAAGCGCACGCTTTGCCACAAAGCCTCACCGAAGCGGCGTTCCCGCTCGGGTATAAAAAGCCGCCGCTTGCCCGCTTTGTGCCATGTCGGGTATAGGCGACATCCCGCTCGGGAACGCAACGCTACACCACCCGAGTGTAGCGTTGCGGCGACACTAGCCGCTGCAAGGTCTCACGAAGTGGACACAAAGTGTCCCTTTTTGCAACATTGTGTGCAGCCACCCAAGTGAGAGTTGGTTTGCCGCCGTCAGTCCAAACCCAGTAGCGAAAACGCGCCACTTTTTGTGACACAAACGTCAGTGGTCTATCCGGCCAAAATGGCAGGATAAATGGCCGGATAGCTTCTACAGCGTTCGCGCAATACTTCCGCACAAGTAGTGCCTTTTCTATCCAGCGAAATTAGTGCTGGACAAATGTACAGCTGGCTGGCATACTCTTAGCTATCGATTAAGGAGTGCCCCGCTGTGTCGGGGCTGTGGTTTGTTTTAGTCGGTCGGTC